CGCATAACATTTACAACATAATTACTTGAACCGTCAAATTTCTTTGCATCAGATGCTTTACTTACGAAAGCATGTTTTTCTAAAACATATCCAGGTGTTCCTGTCCAAAGCCCACCTTCATCAGTTACAAGAACGTGCATCTCGTCATTAGCAACAAATGAAGCACTACCATTTGCATTAGCAACATCCGGAGATGTTCCTGGAGGTCCATCAAAATTTGCAATAAACTCTGCATTAACTGTAGAATCTGCCCAACCATCAACATCAATAGCTTGTACTTTCAAACTATTACCTAATGCGCCAGGATACTTTGCAACAAATAATTGGTCTGTAAATGTAACACCATCATAATGATCTTTGTTTTTTGCTAATACAGCAGTACCAGCATCATTATCTCCTACGACAGCATTTAGTGCATTTGCTCCTACGTTTCTAACAACCCACAAATTATTGCCATAAGCAAGATAATTTGCAGCTGTCCAAAACCATTCAAATGTGTCTGCGTTTGGTTTACCAAAAATATCTACTAAATCGTTTTCTGTTCCTATTTGTGTTCTTTCCAGAACTGGACCCCATTGGAATCCACCAGCCATAGCACCAATCGTTGTTGCAACATTTGGTACGACAGTTGTTAAGTCTTGTTCGGAAATATTGATTCCCGGTGATACTTGAAAAGCCATTTGATTTCTCCTTTTACATTCTTAATATTGATATAGATTTTACTTATTAAACGTATGTACTGTTTTCCAGAGATCGCCTTCAGCATCTCTTTCATACACATCATTCAATCCATCATCAATAATACCGAAAGGGGTTGTCATATCATCAATAGTATCCATTTTATTTTGATATAATTTTTCCCGAATATTCTGATTGCTCAATTCTTTAAAATATGTTTGATCTACTAACCAACCAAACAAAACTAAAGTTGTAGCCAAATCATCATTTGCTCCGTCTTCAGCAGCAAATGTATCTCCATTGGTTACATATGTTGTTAATTCAGAAATAATATCATAATCTGGGATAAGCAACTTATCCTCTTCAACCAAACTCTTTAGATTTGAACAACCTATCTTTTTAACTTGTTTAGTTGTTCTTACTCCATAAGAGATATCTGCACGATGGCCACTTGATATTTGTTGGCCATGTCTGCCGTACCATGATACTGTAAGTAAGTTTTCATACTCTAAATCATGATGTAAAACATCGGCTACTTGAGCTCCAATGTCGTTACTTTCTACTAAAACATAAGCATCATTATACTTCTTTCCTATAGTATTTATAATATTTGGAAAAAGCAGCGGTGCTATGGCGTTATTTCTGTATTTAGCTACTATTTTATATGGAACTTCAGTCGTATCAAAGACTGTAAATGTGGAATAATCTAATCCCTGTCCCCTAGCTGTATCAACTGTGATTGTATATGTTTTTCCTTTTTCGGGGTCTACATATACATCTAAATCTTCTTTTGACCATATTGGTGAACTGTATGATAACTCTTGCAACTTCTCATACGATATAAGAGTATTGGAAGAACCTAGAAAATCTGCTTCATACTCTTGACGAAATGCTTCTTCACCAATATCAGAGATAATCTTTCTACGCCATTCTTGATCTCGTTCTGGAATACTAGTCCAATGAATCTTGAATGTCTTAAACTGATTGTTTCCTTCTACAGCATCATTCCAAAACTTATAGAATAAGTTAAAACCATTTGGAGTAGATACCATTATAATCTTGGTATCTTTACCAGATGAAATCGTAGGATATACTGATTTGATAAATGCATCAGCAATCGTTCTCTGTACGAAAGCAAACTCATCCAAGAACAATAATGAAAAACTATAACCACGAATTGCAGATGAAGATGTGGAAGAAGCTATAATCTTAGAACCATTCTCTAGTTCCAAGTTTCCTTTATTCCATTCAACAATACCTTGTTGTAAAAACTTTGGTAGATGTTGATAAGCTGTCTGCAATCTACCAAGTAACTCTCTGGATGTAGATGCCTTATTGGCCAACATACCAACTATCTTTGTCTTGTTAAATAACACATAGTGTAAAATATAACCAAGGCTTGTTACAGATTTACCAGACTGTCTTGCACTTTTTACAATAACATATCTATGTTCATTAAGAGTATTAATTAAATCTTGTTGGTAATCATAAAGATCAAAAGGAACTAATCCTTTATCAACGTGAATTACCTGAACATACTTCTTCAAAAAATATATGATATCATCACGACACTTTACATATTCTTCAACTTCCTTTTTTGTAAATTGTTGAGGAACATTTGTCGGTTTTAATAGTCTATTACCTAAATAAGAATCTTCTGGCATTATTTTTTCTTACCTTGTAATAAGTCTTGAAGTTCTTTTGTACTTCCAATAAACAAAGAATTATTTACAGTCTTAGGATCTTTAACTTCTTTCTCTATTTCTTTTTTTGTTTTCTGTAATTCCAAAAGTTCTTTTGTTGTATCAGCTAAAGTTCTAACCAATTGAGCAGTTACTTCATAGGCTCGTGCTGATTCAGATTCTTTGGCAACTGCAAGTAATTCTTCAAGAGCTTCATTACCTTTCTCTATAAGAGTATGATATTGATCTCTTGAAAAATCATAGTCAGCTGTCAGGTCTGTCGTATTAGTTTCTACTGCTGGTGCTTTTTCTTTTCTTTTTGTTTCAACTGGTATTAAGTCACCTGTAACATCTAATACTTTATTTAATTTTTCAACAGTTGATTTCTTCATATAATTAATTTATTCCTATTGTGCATCATAATAAGTTTTAGAAAGTTCTCCACGCAATATTGTTTCGCCTACTTTTCTACAACTAACATAAGTTTTTTGTACTGTTCCACCCGGTGTAGTAAAAGTTCTTATACCACTTGAATATGTACCATTTGCATCTGGATATGTATCAGAAGCTGTAGCGGCATCATCATATTGCCATATACTATTTGATCCTGTTATAGTTGTCCATGCCATGTTTATTACTCCTTAATAATCAGTTTGTGTGGTTGTATATCCATAAGCATCATCCGCATCTGCTGATGTCGGATCTGGTTTAATATCAATATTACTAATCCTTGTTGTTGAGTCAGTATCATTGTATTCATTAACATCAACCTCTTTAATAATACCAACATCTTTTGTCGGACCGTAAAGAAATGCTTTAACAGTAAATGTTAGCGTGTGTATAAGAGCTCGTCTTGAAATAAAATCTCCCTCATAACTATCTTCTGTTGACAGTCCATTAAAAATAATTGGTATATCTCTTTTAATCCCCATTGTACTCATCTCATTCATTGTTACTTGATAAGCAGGAGAAAAGTATGGTAAAATCTGTTCCAGTATTTGTGTTCCATCATCTGAATTTTTTACCATTACGCTCAAAGTAAAATCAAAATCATATGGTATAGGTGTATATATAGTTGTTAATTTAGTAGAATCTGTTGCGTGTGGTTTTTTGAATTGTTTGGTTGTTACCAATTTTCTTGTAGAATCATAATTGATCGCAGTAAATTCAAATGACATTCGTGGTAATGTAAGTCCCACCTTCCCTTTACTTATATCAGTTGCTTCTCGTAATCTTACAAGAAACTTTTCCGCAGGGCCGTAAGCTATAGGAACTCTAAACTCCTCTTGTGTATCATTAGAAGAATCAACTCGTCTTACAATAATATCATTAAATACTGTACCAAATAATATAACAATATTTCTTATATTCTTATTATAAAAATAAGTACCAAACATTAAGTGACCTCACCGAATGGATTTGATTCTGAGAAATCAAGAATAGCGTCTCCATCAGTTTCAAATTCTTTATTATCCGCAAATGGTGTCGTTGGTAATTCTTGATAGTCTGCGGCAGATGCCTGTGTCCATACTGCACCACTTATATCACCAGTAACATTAGTTGAAGTTGCAAATGTTCCAGATGTATCATTAACTCTTAAAGTTCTTGTTGTAGAATTCCAACTAACAACTATTCCTTTACCAGTTGAATTTGCTAAACTCGGTCCTTGATAAACAGATTCCCCTGTACTAAATGAACCACCACCACCAGCAGTCATAACTAAATCAATTGCAGCTGATAGTTCTTTTTCTATATTATCTATAGCAGCAACACCAGTTTCTAATTGTTCTTCAGAATACTGGAACAACTCGCAAGTAATATCAAAACTATAATTCTTTCCAGATTGATAAAATGGTTGTTCGTGTTCTACAAATTTAATTTCAAACAAACCCTTACTTATTGGTAAATAAACTAAATCTCCTTCCAATGGTTTAGCCAAATCTGTTGCAAGTTCAAACCTATCTTTATGAACTGTAAAGATAACTTCATCTCTAACATCTAAACCAAATTTACTAACCAAGTCTCCTTCACCACCAAATCCTTCAGTAGTTTTAAGATACATTTCAATTTCATACGCAGTAGAAAACTTGGACAATACATCTTCACCCATAATCAAATCTTCTTTGACTAAGGTTCGTGGAAGATAAAATACATCCATACCATGTATCTGTATTACTTCACTTGTTAAAGAGTTTACCAACTCTTGTTCAGCATGAGAAGTTACGTTTTGAAAATATAAGTTAGTTGGCATTATCCTATAAACCCATCAGGAGGAAGTTCCCATTTTAGACTCATCTGTTCTTCTATTCTAATAATCTCTTCAACAGCTTCATCATAGATTGTTTTACCGTTAAGTGTAACACCACCGGGTAGTTGAACTCCTTCAAACTTCTTTAAGTTCTCTCCCCATTGTCTTTTGATTAATGCTGTTGTATATTGTTTTAAAAACATATCATCATATACTTCAGTATATTGTGTCGGATCTAATATACGATAACATTCAATAATAAGAATATCATCTACTTCAAATTTATTATCCCAATCAGTTTCTATAAATAATTTGTTTTGTTTACGATTAAATAAAGCTGTTGGTTGAACAGTAAATAGATTTTCAATTAAAGAAAAGTTCTGTAATGACATAGCCCAATTAATTACAGATGAACCCTGAAATGTATTTAAGTCATTCAAACGTAATTGAAATTCCTCATTAAAGAAACCAGTTTGAAACGCATTAAAATCGGGCAAAGGT